GATTACGTTTTCTCCATCACGTACCTTTTGTATTGTGCCGGGAATAAACTTTTCTGGATGCTGTCTTTCGCCAAACACATTCATGGTATGGGTTACAATAATAGGCATCTTGTATGTATTTTCGTAAGCAACACAGAATTCCTCTGCGGCAGCTTTACTTGCGCTATAAGGGTTGGTACTATTGTAACGATCGTACTCTTTGTAACTTACACCAGGGGGAGCTACTCCAAAAATCTCATCTGTTGAAAAGTAAACAAAGCGTTCCACGTTTGGTAAGTTCTTGCGTGTATAGTCCAACATATTGACTGTGCCAATTACATTGTCCTGTACAAATTCCATTGGGTATGTAATGCTACGATCCACGTGTGAGCCAGCGGCCAAGTGTAACACAATGTCTATGTGCCCAATATCTTGCACAATTTGGCTGTTTAGTTCTGCTTTAAGATCATGGAATACAATACGCAATCGACGTGCCACTTCCTTGGGATCATGATCCTGTAGCATATCGTGTAAGCGATTTAAGTTGCCCGAAATATCAAGACGATCTAGGCATACGATCTTCCAATCTGTTTCGTTGAGCATCTTATCTATAACGTGATGGGCAATGAAGCCAGCACCACCTGTAATCAATACGGTCTTTGACATATTATCCTATTTGAATTTAAATATTATACGGATAACTTGGTAATAAATCAAGTGTTTTAGCTACCGGGTTATCCAAAATATATTTTTGATATTTTTCTTGGTTGTTTACTATTTCTTTAGGAAGATAGTTATCTACTTCTACAATTTCATAACGATCATCACTATCTTGTTTCCAGCTTGTGCGTTTAGCTATGCTTGCCTCAACATCTATTTGTTCCAGGAACTCCGGTGTGTTTACTTCAAAATGACTGAAGCTCTGCGCCTTATCCCTAAGATGTTGATTATCACCCATGTATCCAAAATGCCAACCACCGTGTTCAATTACTTCGCATCCATCGTTAACAAATTTATATCCTGCATCAAAAAATCCAAATCGTAGGCCCCGCAATATATTTGGACTGAGCTGTAATAACGCATTGTACTTTGTTGCCATAATCCAAATGTTATAACGATCTGGATTGAGTTTCATGTAATTAAATTTAAAATTATAAATTGGTACACGGAACGCAAAGATAACTTGATCGCTGGTGCGTACATAATCAACTGCGGCTGGACGTGGTATTTCATCTACGTCCGAAACCATAATTATATCTTGCGGATCAGCATCAACGATAGCACGTGAAATTTGATTACGTTGAAATTCTTCGTTAACCCATGGATTTTCATCTCTGGGCATATCTTCTACTTTTACATAAAGGATCTTGTCAAGATACTTTGAGTATCTCTCTTTGTGTTCCTCAAAGTAAAATGGTTTAGATCTATTTGTAAATGTAGTATTTGCTTCTACTATAACAAAATAATCCACGTGTGCATATAGTTCAGCTAATCGAATATCCAACAAGTCCAACTCGTTGTAAAATGTGAAACAATCGTATATTTTCTTCATACACATATTTACTACAATAAATACTAGACAGATAAATTTCAAGGAACACCATATGCATTCCGTTGCCAGTATTAACACAGATAACTATCAAGACCTAGCCGATTTAACAGATGCACCAAAAAGAGAATATTGTAACCTACATGGTTACAAGTTTTATGTCCTAAAAGATACAAAGTACAGCCCAATTATGGGATTTAACAAGATTCATTTTGTGTTAGATCTATTTTGGTCATATCCCGAACTTGAATGGTTATTGTTTAGCGAGTGCGATGCAATGATTACCAATCTAACAATACGTATCGAAGACAAAATAGATAACGATTACCATTTTATTGTGCCTGTTGACCGACTCAATATTAATTCTGGTAATTTTTTAGCTCGCAATACTAAAGAAGGTCGTGCATACTTACAAATGATTATCGATAAAGAAAAAGAATATGCCAACATAGAGTGGGCAGAACAGCAAGTTATTATTGATACTCTCGAAGAAAACAAAGATATTGTAAAGGTTGTGGCGCAACGTGAAATGAATAGCTACGAACCACACATTTACGATTATTGTGATGCCCGCATGGATATATTGGGCAATAGTGGAGCATGGGAACCCGGTGATTGGATCGTGCATTGGCCCGGAACATATAAGCCAGCTCGTATTAAACGTGCAACAGAGTTGACTAAACAAATTGTTAGATGAAAATAGTAATTACCGGTACAACCGGATTCATTGGTAAAAGTTTAAAAGAATATTTCGACCAAAACCACACAGTCATTGAGTGGAATCGGTGGGGTGGATATCCACGATCGTTTGTTAGCCAGCACAAACCAGATGTAATTATTAACTGTGCCGGCGAAATATATAATGCCGATTTAATGTTTGAGACCAACGTTGGTATTGTGCATAACTGGTTAGAAGGTATCCAACTGTACAATCCAGCAACACGATTTATTAACATCGGGTCCAGTGCCGAGTATGGACCAATGCCCCGTTCTACTAGCGAAAAAGACCCAATCAATCCCGTAGATGTATATCAAGCCACCAAAGGTGCCGCTACATTACTTTGCCAGGGATATGCTCGCCAATACAAATTAGATACGTGTGTTGCCCGTATATACAGCGGTTACGGAGTACACGAAAGACCGCATAGGTTATATCCAAAATTGTATCGTGCATTTTTTCATAATGAGCCAATTACATTACGTGATGGGTTTCATGATTTTATTTACATTGACGATTTTATACGTGGTATTGAATTGTTAATCAATTCTGCTTGGCCCACTGGAGAAATTGTAAACTTTGGATCTGGTGTACAACATAGCAATTTAGAAGTATTACAATTGTGGCAAAAAATTACTGGAACTCAGGGCGCTGTGACGTATGAGCCCGGATTGAGTAAAGCATACGAAAGTAAAGTTTGGATTTGTGATACTTCTTATGCTAAAATGCAATATAAGTTTGAAACAGAATATTCACTTGAAGAAGGTATTCAAGATTTTATAAAGAAAATGACATGATTGAAAAAAACCTAATAAACAGTCTTAATCAACCAATACAAATCATTAGCGAACTAGCAGAAGTTGCTGATTGGTTCAACGATGCAGACAATCAAACAGAAACAATCTTACGTCAGATTAATACTGAACGTTTATATGATCCAATCTTCAATGAACGTAAAGATTTAGTTGTTATTGACATTGGTGCAAACATTGGATTGTTTTCCTTGTATGCAAAAGACAGCTCATCTAAACTTATTGCAGTGGAGCCAGCACCACATACATTTGATATACTTGAAAAACTTACAAAAGAGTATAATAATATTTCAAGGGTACAAGCGGCAATTGGGGACACAAACGATACTGTTGCTTTTTACCTAAACGAAAATGCTACAACCAATAGCATGGTAAGCCACAACGGAGAACGCATTGATGTTCCAGGCATGACTATTGCCGATTTAATTAAAGAACACAACTTAGAAAAAGTTGATTTTATTAAGTGCGACATTGAAGGGTCAGAAATGTTGGCTATTACTGATGCCACTATTGAGCCTGTTAAAGACATTGTGCAATTTTGGTTTGTAGAGATTCATCAAACAAACGGCGCCGACACAGCATGGCCGGGTAACTTGGAAAGTAACAGACAACAATTAAAAGAAGTATTTGAGCGGCAAGGATACGAAACTGACACAGTAATACACGATCAACTATTTGCATGGAAATAATGAATAAACTACAACGTAGAATCATTGATGTAACGTATCAAGAAAAAGTAAGTCACCTTAGTAGCACGTTAAGTGCCGCTCCTATCCTGGAAGAGATTTACAATAAACGGGAAGACAACGAAGTTGTTATTCTTAGCAACGGTCATGCTGGTTTAGCACTCTACTGTATACTAGAACAACGATACGGAATTGATGCTGTTAAGATGCTACATAAGCACGGTATTCATCCTGGTAAGGACCCGGAAAACCATTTATATTGCTCTACAGGAAGCCTTGGATCTGGATTGCCTATTGCTGTGGGTCATGCACTTGCTACACCAAACAAAAAAGTTTATTGTATGATAAGTGATGGTGAATGTGCTGAAGGTAGTATCTGGGAAAGTTTGGCTTTTATCACTAAGCACCCAGTTGATAATTTAGAAGTATATGCCAATATCAATGGCATGGGTGCGTATGATAGCATTGATGTGGATTACCTAGTACGTCGCTTGCAGGCATTTATGCCACGCATTAACATCCGTGTTAGCGATCCATATAAGTGGTCTTTTGCTGAAAATCTATTGACACATTACTATGTGCTGACAGCAGAAAATTATGCGGAGATAGCTCAATGAGAAAAGAATGTGCTCAACTATTATTAGATGAAATGAGTGTAAACGATCGTATTCGTGTTGTTACTGCGGATTTGGGGTTTGGTATATTAGACAATGTACGTAATGCGTATCCTGATCGTTTTTACAATGTGGGGGCCGCAGAGCAACTTATGATTGGTGTTGCAATAGGAATGTCTGAAGAAGGACTAATCCCTGTGTGTTATAGCATGAGTAGTTTCTTATTATATCGCCCATTTGAGTTTCTACGTAACTACGTAAACTACGAAAACATTAACATTAAGTTATTGGGCAGTGGCCGCGATAAAGATTATAGTCATGATGGTATTAGTCATTGGGCGCACGATGATATAAAAGTACTTGATGCATTACCAAATATTGAACGATATCGTCCGTGGGATTTACAGCAATTAGAAAGTATATTCAAGGATTGGATTGATAGTCCAAGGCCCGGCTATTTAAACTTAATGAGAAAAATATGAAACGTGTAGTATACGTCACCGGATGTTTGGGATTTATTGGCGGACATGTTACCAAGGCATGTTTAGAAAAAGGCTGGTATGTGCGGGGGATTGACAAGGGTACCTATGCTGCCAATACCGACTTTGATGAATTGCTTGCTTATAAAAACTTTACGTTTGATGAAAAAGACATTAACGACATAGATCGCTTATACGAATGCGACTATGTGATTAATACAGCCGCAGAAACTCACGTGGACAACAGTATCGCAAGTAGCGAAGTGTTCCTACGCAGCAATATCAATGGCGTTTGGCATTTACTTGAGCTTATTAAGAATGCCAAGCATAAACCTACGTTGTTACATTTTAGTACAGATGAAGTATATGGGGATTTGGTAGACGGGTTTCATAAAGAAACAGATCTGTTGAAGCCCAGCAATCCATATTCAGCAACCAAAGCGGCAGCTGATCAATTGGTATTAGCGTGGGCGCGGACATTTGATGTGCCGTATGTAATTGTTAGACCAACAAACAATTATGGCATTGGACAGTATGTAGAAAAGTTTATTCCAAAGTCAATTAAAGCATTGAGCCTGGGTAAACCTATTCCACTACATGATGAAGGATTGCCAAAGCGTACTTGGTTACATGCCGCGGATACTGCTCAAGCAATTATTACATTAATTGAAGCTGGCGTGCAAAACGATATATTTAACATCAGTGGTAATTACGAAGATCAAAATATTGTTATTGCAAAGAAAATTATTGATATGTATTACCTAGGTGGGTGCAAGGGAAAATACGAAGAACACCTTGACACTACAATTAAACGACAAGGTCAAGACGTACGATATGCAATCGATGATTCCAAAATAAAAGCCCTGGGTTGGGAGCCCAGAGCTGAATTTGATACCGAGTTAAAACTAATAGTAGATTATTACGCCAAGCATTTTGTTTGGTAATTAATCTGCATCTTCTGCTGTAATGCGTTCACCAAGATATTGTTTAACAACTCGCATAAGTTTACGTTCTGTGTCGTATACAAATTCCTGAGTTTCATCTTCTCTATTTACTACTAAAATAAAACCATTTGCGGCCCTACGAATTTCAAGTGATTCGAACATTTTGATTCCTTAATATTAATAAACTAATTACAACTATAACATAGTTCCAATCAAAAAACGATCAGTTTGGCTATCTTCCTCTCCGGTTTTACAACGATGCGGTGTCACACGCAATCCACACTTGCAAATGTATTCGTTCTTCAGCATTGCAATCTCCGCTTGTGCGGCTTCGGCGGCAGCGTGAAGTTTGTCGTAGTCTTCGGCTTTAACCCACTCGCCCAAGCCATGAGCCGGTCGCATCGTGCCGTCCGGGTATAGGTCATAACCCTTGCAGTCCATCAACTCTTTCGCCGCATCCGTTAAGTCTCTCAACGCCAGCTTCATTTCATCCCGCTGCGCTATTGCGGCGGCTATAAAGGGATTTTTTGATTTCTTTTCTTCTGTCATGTTATTTCCCAAATGTATATTGCAATTTTAAAGTAAGTGATTTATGTGTCAAATACTTTAGAAATTTGGTGCCCGGTGTCGGATTCGAACTGACCACCTACGCATTACAAGTGCGTTGCTCTACCAAATGAGCTAACCGGGCGTGTGTCTATTATACTACTATGTTAGATGATGTGTCAAGCAGATATTGATCTAATTCTGTGTTTGGCCACAGTTTATAATAAAACAGGGCTTTCCCAATTTTAATATTATTTTCAAATGTACCAAGTCGTCGGCGGTGAAATAGTTCATCACTTTCTAAATATTCAGGCTGTTGATTTTTTAATTTCCAAACAAACCAACCATTGAATTCAGCTGGCTGTGTGCGCCATGTATGCTCTAATACGTACTTCATGCAATTTTCAGTAGGTTGTTCGTAAAACTGTTCAATCTCACCATTGTTGAACAACACCTGATAATTCCATGTATGAAATAATATATCTATATCAAGTGTTTTATTATATTTGGTTGCTAGATATTGTATAAAACTTTTGTTAGTATCATACAGAGTTACATTGGCTCGACGTACTATTGCTCCAGCCAGTGACAGTTTATTTGCTACAATAACGTATACATCAATATTATACAATTCTTTGTATTGGGATTCTAAATCGCGCAGATAGGTAAAATATCCATTAGAAACAGATTCTCCATTTCGAGTTGCAGAACAAATCAGGACTCGCTTATTTTTAAGCAGGTCCTGAAGTGATATTTGTTGAATCTTATTGTTTGTAAAGATAGAAAAACTAATGTCTTGCATACAAGAGTATAAACTATTACCCTTTGATAATTCCGTCAACCAATCCTGGTGTAAAGAATTGTGAATACTTGTCGTATACGACTTCTGCACGTTGTTTCAACTTGGCAGTTTCGACATCGCTAAATTCACTAAAACTAAAACCTAATTCTTTTTGTTGCTTGGTATTTGTAGCAAGTTCTATTCCATCATCGATAGACCATTGACGCTCTAAACGTGAGCTTACTAATGCGGCTTGTCGCATGGCGGCTTGATCTTCTGCATTTAAACTATCCCACACATCTGTACCAATGATAATAGTGGTCAAGAACAAACTATGTTTTGTATTGGAAACAAATTTATGGATAGCTGGGTTTGCTTCAGATTTGTAACGTGGTAAAGTTGTATCAACTGCTTCGCTGGTGTGGCGTGCCACTTTAGATAATGGATTTTGATCGGAGATACGAATTGGTGTAGCCTCGCAACCAAATGCAACTGCGGTGTCAACCATAACTGGGTTAGTATCAGTGGTTAATTTTAATCCTACAAGATCTTCGGCTGTTACAATTGGCTTGCCTGCTGCCACACAACGGAAACCACCGCTGTACGTAAATGCCAATCCGGTAGCTGGAGTAGTATTTTTTAAGCCGGCGAGCATTCCTTGGCCAATGTCACCTTCAAGTACTCGTGTAGCATGATCGTGACTGCTAAACAAGAATGGTAATTCAAGGGCATAAAAATCAGTTGCAGTCCATGCGCCTAGCGTATTAACTTGTACCTGGCTCATTTCAACTTTGCCGTTTTTAATTAACTCCAATGGCTCAATTTCTGCATCAAGTTTAAATTTAGCTTGATAATCCGACATGGTATAGACGTCAATTTCAATACGCCCATCTGTTAATTTTTTAATTTCTTTGGCAAAAGCTTCTGCTGTGCGTATAAAAAGCTCAATTGGCTCATGGTATAGCACCCAGCGTATTTTACGTGTTTCATTCATGAAAAAGACTCCTAAGGGGGTTGTGATATATTTATTTAGTGTGTGTAACTTCGATTCCCGATTTTGCCAGGAACTTCACCCCAGAATCGTCTCTATACTCTGTTTTATACCAAACTTTAGTAATACCACTTTGGAATATAAGTTTAGCACAGTCCAAACACGGAGCATGGGTGATAAACATCGATGCACCTTCCCCGGATTCGGTACTTTTTGCTAGTTTAGCGATAGCATTAGTTTCAGCATGAAGTACCTCGGGTTTAGTTTTAAGTGTTCTTTCTCCGTCACTGGGCCAGACAGTATCTTCACAGTTGTTGTCCCAACCAGCTGGCATACCATTGTAGCCAATGGAAATAATTCTATCATCCTTGACTACAATAGCACCAACATGCAACCGCCGAGCATGGCTTAATTCAGCAAATGTTTCTGCTGTTTTAATGTATGCGGTTACTAACTTATCTTTCATTTTGGGTTTGTGTATTGTTTAAGTAAATTTTTATCAAATTGCCCATTCTGCAATTCTAACAAGGCTGTTACTGCTGGATTAATGTATTCTTGTGCTTCTCGTTCTCTGTTTTGTTTTGCAATTTCTCTCGCTCTGACTGAAGCTATTAGCACTAAATCATACTTATTACCCCCAGCTAGTTCAACACATTTTTCAGTATCAATGTTATATCCACGACTGTCTTCTTTTTTCATTTGAGCCTTAAGGTTAAATTACAAAGTGGTTGCGGGACCTGGAATCGAACCAGGGACTGGAGCTTATGAGACTCCTGAGATGCCGCTTCTCCATCCCGCGATAGTTAGTATACTTGATCTATATATGATTGTCAACTGTTATTACCTGGAGCGGCTAACCGGGTTCGAACCGGTGACATTCACGTTGGCAACGTGATGCTCTACCAACTGAGCTACAGCCGCATTTAAAACTTGGTGCCCTGGGAGAGACTCGAACTCTCAGCTTACGGCTTCTAAGACCGCTGTGTTTACCAATTTCACCACCGGGGCAATACAATACTTATAATATAATTAGTTTGGGTACATAAATCTGCTTTTCAACCGCGGGCCACAGTCGCATATGAACGTCTTCATACCAAGCGCAATTAACATTAATTCTACCACACAAGTCCCAATGGTCGATGTTAATCAAATTACTGTGTACTTCAACCTTTCTAGGCTTTAAAATGTAAAGTATCGCTTCGGGAATACCCGATACTGCCTCATTTTCGAGCGACTGGCTTGCATTGCCTATACTAAATTGTACCACTGGTATCAGATGGTTGTCGAACCTGTACCCAAACTAATTATATCTAAAATTAATTATACAGCAATATCTGATACATGTCAATGAAAGTTTTTGGTCAGGATAACTTTCAACCCGGTATACACAGCCCATCCCACGTTTCGTGTATAGCGGATGCTGATTATCAACCTAGGCGGATGTGGGTCAGCAGAATTAGTTGGAGAGTTATCCCCTCCGAGATGCCCGTAGCCGGCTGTTCCTTTCCGGTTCACTGGTAAATCCCAGCTATACAATTTGCAGTCCTTGCGGATCCTGTGTCGGACAGTTCTATTATTAAGTGTAGGGCTTCCACCTACTCCCACGTCATTTTAAAGTCCGCGTGTCCTGGACTCTAACTGTCATCTTATGCTCTTTCCGTTAGCGATTGAGCGGCCAAATTTATAACTATTACTAGTTACAGGCTTGGAAGGCCTTTTTACATAGTAGGACCGTTACCGTTCCTAAAATCTACTTCACCACCTTCTGCTTTGATACGTGCTATCACATCTTCAAACAAGATAGGAGCAAAGTCCGGGGTCTGTTCTACACATACACAATGGTAGCGGACATCGTTCTCATCACTGTACAAGATTTCTCCTGTTCTGGCATCAACCCCACGAGCCTTTTTCACGCGGTTAGCATGAGTGTGGCCATGAATGTTAGTGCCAAATCGACCAAGACTATCTGCATGTAACGGAATATGAGAAAGAATCATTCCGTTCATAACATGATACGCACGGAGCTCACGGAAGTGAGCACGATAGTCTTCGTCTTTAAAGATATCGTGGTTACCACGGATAAGAACTTTATCCCCGTTTAAGCGGCTGAGCGTTTGCAATGCTCGTCTGTTGATAACAACATCGCCTAAATGATAGACTTTGTCCGTGGGCTTAACACGTTCGTTCCAAGTCTTGACCATGAACTCGTCCATTTCTTCAGGTGTATCAAATGGACGAAGTTTTGTTACACCATCTTTACGTGTGAAGTGACATACGCCTTTGTGTCCAAAGTGCGTGTCGCTTACTAAAAATACACTAGGCATCTTGCCCTCCTTTCTTATACAACGGGTTTAAAAGTGCGCCAATCATCAATGTTTGGCTTTTCATTTTCATCATATGTCCACCCTAGGGCTTTCATCATACGATGCTTTACTAACAAGTTAGGCATCCGGAAACGTTCGCAATCATTGAATCCTAACATAACACCAACTTCACATACTGCGCCACTACGGCAAATGCCAGCATGGCAATGAACAACCACATTCATGTGGTTAGCCAATGCGTGTTGCAACAAACGAACAAGCTCATCTGCTTGCTCTTGGCTACAACGCATGGCTTCTTCTAATGCAAAATCGTTAAGCTCAATATCCAAGAACTCAAAGTTATGCTGTTCCTTGAACTTATGTGCAGGAGTAGGACGCCAGCTGGCTGGATCAACAATGCTGATCAGCATACTGTTTTCGCCTGGCTCGTGATGAAACTTTTTTGGAATGTCATCGGCGGCTACGTTTTCAATCCATGGCATGATAACTCCTTTACAATTTATTGGTACACCGTACGAGATTCGAACTCGTGTACTCGCCGTGAAAGGGCGATATCCTAGGCCTCTAGATGAACGATGTATAAAACCTTGGCGACTCGTGGGAGAATCGAACTCCCGTGAGCGGATAGACAATCCGCCGTAATGACCATTATACGAACGAGCCTTATTTCTAATTTATAAATGTATTATACTGCAAAATGAAATACGAGTCAACCAGTGACTCGTATTTGTTATGAAAGTTAGTGAATACTAACTTTTGTCTTTAATATTATTTGCATACCACAATTGGTTTGCATAGTAGTCGTTAACTACTATTCCAGTTATGTCAACTGATGCTGGGGCAATTGAATGTAATTTGCGTATGTCATCTATATAGAATACAAATGCTTCTGCAGAATCTCTATCAACCCATTTAGTTTGCATTACAGTAGAAGACACATTAGTGATTATACCGTCTGTTTTATTAGCGGCAGTTTTTGCCGTTAATTCTGATGTTAATGCTGTTAGCACATCAGCATTTGATGAATCGGCTTCGCTTGCCCATGTAATTGTTACTTGTTCTCTGTACGCCATTATAGCTCTCCTATACTTTAGTATATTTACCATAATGGTGCCCCTCCCCGGAGTCGAACCGGGAACATATAACACTCCTTTTGAGAGAGCTGCCTTTTCCAATTTGGCTAGAGGGGCATTTACTGGTGCGAGTACCCAGAATCGAACTGGGAAGCCGAAGCGGGAGATTTTAAGTCTCCTGTGTTTACCTATTTCACCATACTCGCGTAATATTGGCGGAAGTGGTAGGATTCGAACCCACGGCACCTTTCGGTACTTCAGTTTTCAAGACTGCTGCCTTAAGCCATGCTCAGCCACACTTCCATATTTGTACACCGTGGGCCTACCACTCAAGCCCGTGCCGGGCATATCCCGGTACAGTTAAATTTCATCCGGAAATACATTCCGGTTTACGCCGGTACGGTTATTAAAATTTGGTCCCTCCGCGTGGATTCGAACCACGGACGCTCTCTAATCTGGAGACGATGCTGGGTATAAGCCAGGTGTTTTACCGCTAAACTACAGAGGGAATATTAGTGTCACTGCCACTTCCACCACAGAAGCCCAATGACTGAGTTGTTACCCTGTCCGCACATTTTTCCATTTAGACGGGCTGTGACCCGCCTTAGTGATTTTTCAAGTCTCCCATACTCGGGTCTCTGAGGCAGATCCTATGCGCCCGACAGTTGTGGTGCTGTCTACCCTCTTTTAATCACGGTAAAGAGTAAACCGGGTTATTCTGGGGTAACCAATGGGGAACGATCCCATTCTATCACTTTCACAGAGTGAGGTGCTTAACCTTTACACTATGGTTACCATTGTTTGGCCTGTCTGGAGGGACTCGAACCCCCAACCTACTGGGTAGAAGCCAGTTGCTCTGATCCGTTGAGCTACAGACAGATAATTTGGTAGGGGATACAGGGATCGAACCTGTGCATCACGGGATCAAAACCCGTTGCCGTTCCACTTGGCTAATCCCCATCAGTTATTGGTGTCGCCTCGTGGGATCGAACCACGTTCCTCGATTCTTCAGACCGGTGCTATGACCACATCAGCTAAAGCGACATTATGGTGGGACGTGCGGGGATCGAACCCACGACAAATAGATTAAAAGTCTACTGCTCTACCAGCTGAGCTAACGTCCCGTAATTTGGCCGGCCCTGAGAGACTCGAACTCCCAACCTCTAGTTTCGAAGACTAGCACTCTAATCCATTGAGTTAAGGGCCGTAATTTTGGTAGCCTGTGGTGGGATCGAACCACCGACCAATACCTTATCAAGATACTGCTCTACCGCTGAGCTAACAGGCTAAATTTTTATATCAAAAATTGTGGAGTCCGTTTCTCGGCCTGACCCCATGGATAGTCTCTACTATCGCCCTAGTGAACATTTTTTGCAAACTGTATTGATTGATTTGCAGGTTCGTTAAACCTTCAATGGGCCGATCACCACCATACAATAGGTAGTTTCGTGCGCCAACTCTGGCGGAGAGTATAGGATTCGAACCTATGCGCCCCTTTCGGGACGACGGTTTAGCAAACCGCTGCCTTAACCACTCAGCCAACTCTCCATGTTCTATAATACCATATTGAAACACACTGATAACACCACTTCATTTATAATGGCACGACTAGCCGGAACAAAACCGGTTCCGTCAATGTGTTTCAATATGGCTCCTTATCGTTACCGGTCAAGGCTATTGTCAGGATTTCGCAATTTTCCCTTCGCCTCTTTGACGTTGACTAGACGCCCAGTTTGGCTCTTATCTAATTGCTACTTACCATATTGAAACACACTCTGTCGCCGTTTTTGCCAGGCTGGTAACGACCAAGACCTTAAAGAATGTGTTTCAATATGGCTCCACGACCAGGGATCGAACCTGGGACCAATTGATTAACAGTCAACTGCACTACCGCTGTGCTATCGTGGAATAATACTGGTCTCGGAAGAAAGAATCGAACTTTCAACTCATGGTCCCAAACCACGTGTTTTACCATTAAACTACACCGAGTAAACTTTGGTGCCCCCGAGAAGAATCGAACTCCTGACATCCGCATTACAAGTGCGGCGCTCTACCATCTGAGCTACAAGGGCAAATCTATTATGTAAAAATGTATTAGCATGGAGACTGCCAAGGCATGCTTTCCAGCACCCTCAACCGGGACTCGGACCCGCACACCCTCTCCGTTGTTTTTTACTGTGCTACTAATTTGGTGGAGCGGGTTGGATTTTCACCAACATCACCTTTTTGGTATCCTCTAATCATCCGGATGATCTTTGGAATTTACGCCCCGTAATCTGTGTTACTAATTCTGGTGAAGCATACTGGAATCGAACCAGTGTAAGGAAGTCAGCACTCATATGGCTGTCTGAGCATACCAACAGCGCCTCTATTCCCAATGCTCCATATTAGATCATACTCAATAATTCCTTAATGCTGGCACACCGAGTTTTCGCACCCTGCCAGGGGCACCGAATTCAGCTACGCCGAACGCTTTGCCAAACCCGTCGAATATGATTTAATATGAACCATATTGAAACACACTCTGTCGCCGTTTTCGCTACGCTGGTAACGGCCAAGACCTCAAAGAATGTGTTTCAATATGGAGCGGGATGGGAGAATCGAACTCCCAACTTCAGTTTGGAAAACTGAGGTAATACCATTTTACGAATCCCGCATTAAACTATGTCACAACGTTATACAACTACACACTTGCAGGAATCGAACTCTGCCAACTCAGCCACAAGGGCCAAGCTATCAACCATTATATCTGCGTGGCCTACGCATTGGTGTGTATGTGTATAACGCCGTATTTTTAAAGAGCAGTTAC